CTTAAGTACCATAGTTTCGGCGTGGTTCACTCTCCCTAAAATAAAGGAAGAAGTAACTCCACGAGATATCCTGGACTACACTATGATCATATACACTGATTATTTTGCCTACAGGTACAGCCTTACGGCGTTCCTTAAGCTTATCAGAACCATGGGCCGAAGCCCCTGTCTTTCAATTTATGTCTAACTTGGACGACTTTACTGTACGGGGGTTAAACTTCTGCCCCACCATTAACAGTGCCAGCAGCGAATATTCACGCTGCCCAGGCAATTCGGCAGTTCACATTGTACCTCCCTCAATTAGGTAAAAGCGTCAAGCTTTATTAGGGATCGTCCAAAGAGGCAACGTATCCTTCATCATCTTACTACCCAGACTAAAAACTGGGTGGCCAGAGACACCTAATTTCCTATAACGGGACGTTGTTTCGTCAGATTGAAGTAACCCCAGGGCCTCTTTCAAATTGAAGGAAAGGATCCTAGACGAAGCAATGAGGAACTCTACATAACCGCGTCCAAACTGGTCCCATAGGGCAAACGCCCCATTGGTAGTTAAGTACCAGCTGTAACGGCTACAGGGATTAGTGAGCATTGCGTAAACATAATCAGGGCGTATATTCCACGGTTTCTTAAATAAGACCGCTCTAGTGTAGCCCGAAAATGTGAGACTAACTTCTCTGATACAGAGCTCTTCGAGAAGCAGCATTATATCCTGGTAGTAGTACTCCACCCTTAAGCCGATAAGCTCAAGGGGGATAGGAGATAGGTTCATCCCATCAACGAAGAGGGATTTAGCAAACTCCGCACAGTGCTTAGATACATATGACTTAGTTTGGTTTATAGAAACACCCAACAGTCTCATTATCCCACAGTACTGCATAGCTACTTCATCATCCCAAATACAGATATCATCTCCTAAAACACTATAGGAATTGAATGTATCCGGGTTCCGACCCATCGAAGCGACTGAAAGTCAGATGATACAATGGTGGGTGTAAGCTAGTGCCGCTCATGAGGAATACAAACCCATGGGCTGCCCTACTTCATACCTTAGTTTACGTCATCAGGACTCCTGTTGATCTTTTCCCTCGGAATTCGTCCGGGTACTTTGGCCAACTTTGTAATAGAAATCCCGTTTGCTCATGATAATTACTCAAAGGGCAACATCGATGATGTTTTTTAAGAAACCACCGAAATACAGACATAAACCCTGAAACAAAACAGGGAAGCGGTCCGTAGCTGCTGTCAAATCAAAGGAATAAAGAGTTATACCTTTGAAACGAGCAATGCGTGTCACTTCTTTCACTCTCATTCGTTGGTAATCCTGATCAAAGGTGCCATCCACCTCCTTCTTGGATCGGAGGAAGGCATAGACTTGATCATGTAAGGGTCGCAATATTGATTGGGAGAATCAATCACCAATCGCTATCACTCTAGTCTTACCGGACTTATCGCTAAGGCCGATGAGCCTAGATGTAATGTAGGGCGGAACTTTATCTTTATATTTCTTCCTACATTGGACACCGTACTCTCATGTAAGATAAACATGGTAGAGAATCAATTGTGCTCAATCATTTTTGATATTCTGAGGCGCTGATCTGCACTGGCGCCATAGAGAAATCAGAA